TAAAAATATCTTTGAGTTTAATATTAGTATTCATAATTATATTATACCAGAAAAACCCCCAAGATGGGGGCAGGGGGTTGAAAAGCGTTAGCTATTTATTTTTTATTTTAGACATTAATTTATTTTGCCACTTCCTAATCAGTATAGGAGTTATTTTCCCAACTTCTATTTCTCCAAAATATGGGAGTATTTTCTCTTTGATAATATATTTTTTAGTAATCATTGTGTTTTCTCTCAATCTATGGGAAAGATCATCAAAATATAAATCACATAAACTTCCAAAACTCATGGTTATCTCAAATTTTGAACTAGCTAAAAACTCTCTTTCAAATTCCAGTGCTTCTCTCTTTGTTTTAAACCCCCTTTTAAATTTCTGCATTTTTATTCCTTGATAATTTGTAAAATAAAAACGGGATAGCCATTTCCCGTTTTTATCTTTAATACTGGGCATTACTACCACCTAATCCCAATCTTTCATATAAATAAGTTGAATTAACCCTTCCATTTATAACTATAAATCCCTTCTCTTTCATTTCATCATTTATTTCTTTCATCAATTTGTATGCTCTCCCTTGCTTAACTTTGCATATTTTTTCAACCTCTTTTACAGTTAATAGCTCCGCCATGCTCCTACCTCCATTTTATCAATACTGTATTTAATAACTACCCCTTCACCAACTTCAAATTATTTTTATGTTCCCACTCTTTTTCCTTATCTTTAACAGCCTGTTTCATATCTTTTAAATGGATCGCTAAGGCATCTAAATCCGCCTTTAAAGAGTTTAACTCATTCCCATCTTCTACTTTTGTAATTCTAACTTTCATCTTCTCTAATTTTTTATAGTTTACATAACTTTTAGTTTTCTTCTTAAATTCAATTGCTATCTGATCCTTTACAGGAGCTAAAAGTTCTTTGATAGTTTCAGCTTTTTTTATTCCACCATCAATTATTTTTTCCCTAGCATCTGATGTAACATCTTTATGAGTTAAAAATTTTACAGATTGAGTAGAGAGAGATGCAATGAAGTCTTTTTTATCGCCAAATTCCTGGAACAAGATAAATCTCTTGTTAAACTCTGAGATATTATCTTTTGTAAGCCCATTGGCTTCATACCAGTCCATAAAATCACCAGACTTTTTAAATTTTAAAGAGACCTGATTGAGAGTTATACATATATCATAGAGCGATTCAGATATTCCCATAAACCTTTTTCTTAATTTCTGCTCACTATTTTTTATGAACTCAATATCTTCTTTTTCAATTTCGCGACTCCCGAAATCAAAATTTGAAACATATATCTCTTTTTTTACTGCCTCCTGGAGTTCTCCAAATACATCCATCTACATCACCTCCTTTACAATTTTTGCAAAGATCTGTTTTATATTATTATATTGTTTACTCTTTGTTTCCATGATTGTTTTAGATTTTTCTGTGAGCTGCATGATTTTTGTAGTTTGAAAGATTGGGTCGGTAATAGTCACTCCTACCCCTTCCAGGCTCTTTTTTAATTTATTTAGGTGTTCTCGTTCCATTTTACTTTTTCCCACTCTATTAGGTACAATTAGAGCCACTTTATCTACTCCTACTTCTTTGATAAGGTTAATCATTCCCTTAGTGGTTACATTATCAAGGAAAGTAGGAATTACTACTTTGTCACTCACCTCTAGAAAGATATTATCTAATTTTAATACTGGTGAGCCATCTATTAGGATATAGTCATATTGGCTTTTAAAAACTTCTATCACATCCAGGAATCTAGTTTCAAAAGTTCTTTTTATTCCAGTGCTTGTAAGAGGCACATAGAATAAGCCCTCTCTTAATCTGATTAGGTCTGAAGCTCTACCATCAATATAACCTTGAAGTCCATCACCGTAGCCTGATTTAGTCCCTGCCATCTGCATGATGTTGTTTTGTGAATCAGATGTTAGGATCAGCACTTTGTTTTTCTTACCATCACTTGTTTTTGATAATGTGGAAAGGATGTGGGCAGTCCAGAAACATAATAATGATTTTCCCACTCCTCCTTTATTATTTTTAAATAAAATCACTTTAGCCATTAGACAATCACCTTTTGCCCTGTTATTCTTCTTTTTCTTTTGATCTCTGATTTGATTTGCTTGGTCTGTCTATTGGTTAATACATATTCACTTTTTAATATGAAGTTTAGATCTTCTAAACTCATAGCTATTATTTCTTGATGATTTGGTCTTAATTTTTGTTTTTTCATTTCTTGCCTCCCTACATTTTGAATTTTATTGCTTCTCTCACTAAATATGATTCTCTTGCATATTTTTTTATATTTTTTTCATCAGTATAAGTCTCTCCCATGAATTGAATCTCTTTTATGCTATCGAGCATGATAGTGCTAAATTTTACCCAATTTGAGATAGTTCCTTGAAATTCCATCTTTATCCCTCCTAAATTAAATACAATTTATATATTAGTTGCTATAATCTAGGCAGATCACTAGCACCCCTAATATTTTTTCTTTGGTCGGAAATTTTAATTTTGTGCTATAATTTACTTGCAGGAGCTATTTACACACCTCTATTTTTTTCTTTGGTCGGATAAATTTTAGATGTTAATTGTTCCTGCTTTTTTTTAATTCCTTTCTAGGCTTCCAATTTCTTATTGCCCAAAATAACGTAGTTTCGGTAATTCCTAAAGCATTACAGTACATCTCAATTTCATAGTCTGGGAGTCCACTCCTAAGCTCTATGATTGTTATTTTAAAGCGACCTTGCAATTCTGCAATTAAATTATTTGGTGTCATTATCCCCCTCATTAATTCCCCCTCTGAAGCTTGTTATATCTCCTACAGAAAATATTCTCCAACTCAATGTTTACTATATTTTCATCACTTTTACTCAGATTATTATATTCTTCATACCCAAATGATTTGGCTATTTGGTTGCATAGGTCATCAATTTCATCCTGTTTAATAATTTTTAGCATATGGGCTACTTTATCAGCCTTAGGGACCTTTTTTATGTCTACTGGTTCAGTTACCTTGTGATCTTCATCTTTTAAAATTGCTACTAAGATTTTAGAATTTATAGTCTTATTTTTAAGTTTCATAAATTCGATTACTTTTTTTACTTCCTCCAGAGACCCCTTTGAATAACTTTCAATATTTTTTAAGGTCTGAGAATTATAGTTTTTAAAATTATTTTTTATGAGTAGGTCTTTTAGGTTTTTAAAAAAAATATCTTCAGGGGCAGCAGTAGGATTTGCTTCTGTGCTACTACTATTTTTTTGTGGGAGTATCTTTATGGGAGTATTATCAGACGACTTTTGAGTCGTTGTACAGGCAACTTTTGAGTCGAAACCACACGACTTTTGAGACGGGTGCGGAGTTTGTTGACCTAGAAGACCCATCTTTCTTTTCATTTCCTCTATTTCATCTTCTGTATCTTCTATTTTGTTAAATTCAAATAAAGTATTGAACTTTTCTTCTAAGAAAATAAAGTTATATGATCCATAAACTAAATTTTTATGTAGGTGTCTTTTTATTAATCCTAGGCCTTCATATTTTTTTAGTCTCCTAGACAGCACATCATTTGTATTGATTTTTAATGCCGGAAGATAGGATAGTAATTTAGAATAATCAACCCACATATAAATATCCCCATTTACAGATTTTTCAAGGATGTTTTTCCAAGTTTTCATATCTTTTAAATAAGAAATAATAAAAGCATCTTTTATATCTAAACCAAACTCTATAAGTTTATGCTGCTGAACTTCTCCAATGGTATATTTCACATTTTCTTTTTTCATATTTTCCCTCTCTTTTTCTTCATATTTTCTTCTATCAACCTAGTTTCTATCTTATTGTTTTCTATTCTAAGCTTCTCACGACAACTCACTGCATAACTTAAGAGCCAGTCTCTGTTATCATCATCTAACCTTTCATATTCCACTTCTAATAGATCTATCTCTTTTCTTTTCTCAATGAATTTAGTGTTAAATTCTTCTATCTCTTTTTCTAGGTCCTGGATACCTTCCCTCAGGGTCTCAAAATTACTCAATTCATATAATTTTTTTATCTTTTTCTTAAAACTTTTCTGCATATCTTCATTCCATTTATTCAAATTGAAGCTTTTTACCCTTCTAGCATCATCTATTTCATCTATCACCTTACTGTGTTATCTTCAAAGAACCCAGATTTTAATTCTAATATTTCTTCTACTTTTCTAATAATGTTTCCATTTTTTTTTAGTAAATGATGATGTAAGTTTGATTTAGAAATTCCTAATTCATTTGCTAAGCTGGTTAATGTTTTATTTTTTTTTATACATTCAATTTTTATCCTATCTTTTATAGTCATAATTCCTCCTTATTGTTTTCATACACTATTTAACTTGTTCATTATTGTATAAGTTAAATATACAATAAATTAATGAATAAAGCAAATGCTTTTTTTTTAAATATTTAACTTGTTCAATTATTTGAAGTATAATTAAAAATAGGAGTTGATAAAATTGAAAAATAACGTTGAAGTTCCGCAAGAACTGAGAGACAAATTAGCAAAATATTTATTAGAGTTAAAAGAAAAACGACAACTAGGCTTTAATCAATTATCATTAAAAGCTGGAATTAATGTTAAAAGTTTAAATTTAATAATGAATGGGAAAACTAAAAGAATAAATCCATATCAATTACAAAAATTAGCTTCTGCTTTAAAAATAGATTTTAAAGAATTATATAAAATAGTAGGGTATTTAGATGATGATGATTTCGGAACTTCCGAAACTACTTTAAAAGAGAACTCAAAACTTGATGTTATAGAAGGGGAATATGTTAAAGTTCCAATTTATGATTCTGTTTCAGCAGGTATTGGTGCAGTTCCTAATCCAGAGCCAGTTGACTATCTTTCTTTGCCATTAATGATGGGAAAAGATTGTGTAGGGATTACTGTTAGAGGTGATTCTATGGAAACAACAATAAATAATGGGTCTGTAGTTCTTATGAAAAAAGATATAGAAGTAATGCACAATGACATAGGTGTATTTTTACATGATGATGAAGCACTAGTAAAAAGATACAAATGTATTGAGAACAAATGCTATTTAACTTCTGATAATAAAGAATATCCAGATAGAGAAATTAGAGAAGAAGATGATTTCAAAATTTGCGGTAAAGTAGTTTGGATTTTGAATAAGGGGTAGGAGGAGAATAGTAAAAGGGGGAGAAATGGAAATATTAAAATTTAAAATAAATGGAGAAAATCAAACAGTATATGAAGTAAACTGTAAAATGGAAAATAATATTTTAGAAGATATAGTTTGTAATTGCCCAGAAGAAGAAAAAATTTGTGAACATATAATAAGGTTTCTCCATGGAGATTTAGATTGTTTAATTTCTGATAATTTACTAGAATTTATTAATTTAAATCTTTTTATAAGAGATTCAAGAATAAATGATATTTATTCAGAATATTTTGAACCTATTTTTTATGAAAAAGAAGATGTAGAGAAACAAATAGCTTTATTATTGAAAGAAAAGTTAGAAAAAAAGATAAATGTAAAAAATCCATATAAAAATATTTCTAAAGAAGAGATCTCAAGAGAATTTAAAAACTTTGCTAAAAAAGATGGGTTAGATTTTGGGATCAACATTACTCAAATTAAAAAATTAGTAAAGTTTGGATATTTAAACGAAATAAGTGATTATTATAATTTAAAAAAGTATAGGGATGAAATTATAGAAAATAAATACTTTCCTGAAAAAAGTATAGATAAAATATTAAACAAAATAGAAGAAAGTAAAGTGAATAAAAATATTAATGATTTTATAGTCGGATTAGGAATTGAAGGTATTGGTGAACATTATGCAAAATTAATTACTAAAAAAGTTAAAACTTTGGATGAACTTCTAGAAAAAACAAAAGATATAAATAATTTTTTAAATAAAGTTGGACTAGGAGTAGTTGTTCCATTCAAATTATATAGATATTTTAATACTCCTCAAAAAAGAGAAGAAATCTTAAAGATAAAAGAGTTAGGAATTAATTTTGAGAGAAAAAAAAGAGTTAGAAAAGATTATTTAGAAGAATTTAAAAGTAAAAAGTTTCTGTGTACAGGAAAATTAGCTCACTTTACAAGAAAAGAAATAAAGGAAGAGATAGAAAGATTAGGTGGAATAAATATAAATACAGTCAATCAGTCTTTAGACTTTTTAATTATAGGTGAAAAAGCAGGCAGTAAATTAAAGAAAGCTGAAGAACTAGGAACTATTCAAATTTTGACAGAAGAGGAGTTTTTAGAAGTAGTGAAAAACTAAAATTTTAAATGTAATAAGGGGTCTAAATTATGAAAAAAAATTTTACTAATATTTTTTATTGGATAATTAGAATAGCTTTATATTATTTTATTTATGAAGAGATAGAGTTATTAGACACTCTAATTACATTTATTGTAACTATGATCTTAACTTATTATTCACCTAATTTTATGTTTAAAATGATGGGTGAATTTATGGATGAGTTGATAGAAATACTAGGAAAAGGGAGTAGAGTAATTAAGGCTTATTTTGGGTAGGAGGGAGTTAAGTGGTGGAAATGACAGATTTATTTGGATTTAAAGAGCCATTAATTAAATTGATAAAAGTTACATCAAAAGGAATTGGAATAGTATATGAACCGCGGCATTTAAAAAAAATGGCAGATGCAGAGTCATATAGGTTAGAAAAAATAACAGAAGCAAATACTAAAGCTATATCTAATGCTTCAAATGGACTAAAAGAAATAATTCCTGGAGCAATTATAGAAACAACTGTAGGAGAGAGAAGTGAATTAAGAATGAAATATCAAGCAGAAAAAGAACAGCAGAACCTAGAAAATATTGTAGTTAAAGCTACAAAAAATTTAGAGGGGAAAGAAAAAGTTTCGGCTAGAGAATTAGAAGATGAATGGATAGATAGATATTTTGATTATGCAAAAAAAATAACAAATGAAGAAGCTCAGAATTTATGGGCAAAAATATTATCTGATGAAGTAGAAGAATCAGGACAATATTCATTAAAAACTTTAGAAGTATTAAGAAATCTAACTAAAAAAGAAGCTCAAATATTTACTAAAGTTGCTAATCTTATGATAACATACGAAAAAATCCCTTTTTTACCTAATCAAACAAATCTCCTAAAAAAATATGGTGTATTTATTAGTGATCAAATTACATTAATAGATACAGGGTTATTATCATCTAAATCTGATGTTGTGTTTACCTTTCCAAAAAAAAATAAAAATACAATAAACTATTTTATATATAACAAATTCCTGATTAGAAAAGTAAAAAAAATAAATACTGATCAATATCAAATTCCTATTTTAGGTTTTACAAAAATAGGAGAAGAACTTTTAAAATTGATTTCAAAAAATCAAAATAATGATTATATAAAAGAATTTTTTAAATCGATAACCAAAGATGACAATATTGACATTCATTATGCAGTTATAAAATCTAAAAATAGTAATGGGCAATATAGATACTCTAAACCTTGGCTAAAATTTTAATAGGAACAATTATTGTACTTAAAAAGAGATGATTATGAAAAAAATAATTATATTTTTACTGCTATCAGTTTCCATTTTTGGGAAATTAAATCTAAAAGTAATATATTCTAATCCAACAGATACAGGGATTACAATGGAAAGAGTTCAAAAATTTAATTCTGAAGGCGGTACAGTTCCTTTGGAAGATAGTACCATAACAGAAACAAAAGTAAAGACAAAAACTAACAATATATCTAATCAGAAAATAGAAAATGTCGTATATGTAACTAAAAGTGGTAAGAAATATCACCGAAAAGGATGTTCATATCTGAAATCCGTAGGAGGGAGTTATCCTCTGAAAGAAGCAGAAGCTCTGGGGTATGAGGCTTGTAGGAGATATTAATTAAGATTAATTGGTTGGTAACTTTTAGAAGTTGCCAAGTTATGAATGTTAATTATTAGGGGGAGAGAAAGTGGAAAGTAAAAAATATCAAATTTTTATTAGTTCAACGTATAAAGATCTTATTCCAGCTAGAAAAAAAGTATCTGATGCGATATTAAAATCATATCATTTTCCAGTAGGCATGGAACTTTTTAGTGCTGGTAATGAAAGTCAATGGGAAGTGATAACTAAAATAATAGATAAAACTGATTATTATATTTTAATTTTAGGACATAGATATGGAAGTTTAAGTCCAGAAGGTATAGGATATACAGAAATGGAATATAACTATGCTAAATCATTAGAAATTCCAGTACTAAGTTTTATAAGGGACAACGATGTAGCTACAAAGGAAAATGAGAGAGAACCAGATCCTGATTTTAAAATAAAACTAGAAACGTTTAGACAAAAAGCAATGGATAATAAAATGTGTGATTTTTGGAAAACAGAAGAAGATCTTGAGAGTAAAATATTAATGGCACTCTATAAATCTTTTGCTACTAATCCAAGGATAGGATGGGTTAGAGGAGATCAAGCAATAAATCCTGAAATAGCTAATGAAATGGCATTATTAACTAAAGAAAATAGAGAATTAAAAAAGAAATTAGAGAAAACTTTAGAAGAGAAAAGAGCTCCTGAAATGTCTCTTAAAATAAATAATAAAAAAAGTTTAGAAATTGAATGTAAAAAAATAAAAGAAGAATCACTTTCAAAAGATGTATATAATATGATTCTAAATAATCGTTATAATTTAGAGTTTAACATTGCTAATATAGGAACAACTAAAGCAAATAATATAATTGTAGATGTTACCTTTCCTGAAGAAGCAATAATAATTAGAGAATCAAAGCTAAACACTTTAAAAAAAGTTGAAGCTCGTGATCTCATCAAAACTAATAATTCTTTAAGAATAAAAGATATAAATTTCATAGTAAGAGAAAATAATACTATTACAATAAGACTTCAAGAACTGATGCATACAAGAGTATCTACTTTTCCTTTCAAAGATCCTGTTTTTGTAGTTCCATTGAAAAAAGGAAAATTTGAAATAAAAGTTTCTATTGTCTGTGAAGAGTTTTCAAGGAATTTTAATTATACTATTCCATTAATTATAAAATAAAGATAGAGACAATACTAGAGCTATTAAATGAATTTTTTTTAAAATCCGATAATATTATAAAAGAGGAGAAATTAATGAAAAATAAAATACTGCTAGATCTAGATAAAATAGGTTTAGATTTTAGAAATCCAAGGTTAGAAGAAAGCCAAAGTGAAATTGAATCTTTAAAATCAATGTTAAAAAATCAAAAAGATAAAATATACCCTTTAGCTTTGGATATATTAGAAAGAGGATTAAATCCCTCTGAAAATATTATAACAACAAAGAAAAATGGAAAATATATAGTTCTAGAAGGAAATAGAAGAGTCACATCTTTGAAACTCTTGAGAAATCCTAAACTTATAGAAAATATAGATGTAAATTTATTCAAAAGATTTACTCGTCTTCATAAAAAATTCATGAAAAATCCAATAGACAAAATAGAATGTATTAATTTTGAAAATGAAAAAGATGCTTTATATTGGATAGATTTAAAACATACAGGAGAAAATAAAGGAAAAGGTATTGTTTCTTGGACAACACAACAGCAACAGTTATTTCAAGGGAGATATAAAAATGAAACATCAAAAGAAATTAATGTTTTAAAATTACTTGAAAAATATGGAAATTTTAATGACAGTTATAAAAACAAATTAGGGAATATCCCTTTAACAAATTTAAATAGACTATTATCAGATCCGAATATTAGAGAAGTTATAGGTATTAATTTTAAAAAGAATGATCTTTTTTTAAGAGAAGATAAAAAAATTGAAAAGACAATAGAATATCTTGAAGAAATTGGAAAAGATTTAATGGATAAAAAAATTAAGGTCGGAGATATTTATACAAAAGAAAAAAGGGTTGATTATATTTCAAAAATAAGTAGCAGAATTAAAGAAAAGGGAAGTAGTGAAGAAAGTAGACAATCAACTCAAAGACCTTTGGTTAGAAATAACCAAATCATTTTAAATGCAGATGAAAAAAAGGGCGTAGAGTCAAATGATTTAACTAAAATAATACACATGAGGGAGAATAATTTAAAACCTCTTTATAAAAAACCTAATTCATATCCAACAACAACAACAAGAAAGTTTTTAATACCTGTACCTTTCAGATTAAAAATAAAACCACAACGAATAAACAACATTTTTACAGAATTAAAAACAATAGATATAAAAAAAAATGATGGATAGAGAAGAACTAAAAATTATTAATACCGTAATTTCAACAAAAGATCACCTTTTTTCAATTACTACATTAAATAATTATATTCATAATAAAAGTCATTCTCCAACTTCTAACGATTTAAAAACACACTGGGATAATTTTGAAATATTTATAGAAAAAATTTGGGATGAAGTAGAGGAGAAAAAATAATGATTGAAAAAATGAATATAATAAAATTAAGGGGGTTTGAAAATACAGAAATAAATTTAGGGAAAAATTTAACAGTTATTGCAGGAAAAAACGGAACTTCTAAATCAACTATTTTAGGACTTTTAGGACAACCATTTTCTTTCTATGGTGCTAAATATTTTGCTAAGAAAGATGAAGGATTGCCTGAAGAAGAGAAAAATAATTATTTAGACATTTTAGGGAAACCGTTTGAAACTAATTTTTCTAAACTTTTCAAGTTTTCTCCAACTTTCGATATAGCAAAAGAACATAAATATACTCTTAGTTTTGCGGAATCATTTGAAAAAACAAAATGCTATTTAAATACAAAACCTCGTAATGTTAAAAATCCCAAAAACCATGAAGGAAAGAATATTAGATTTAATCATTTTATAGATGATAATTTTGGAACATATGGTGTATACAAAGATTTTGTTTATCCCACACTTTATCTAGGATTAAGTCGAATTTTTCCAATAGGAGAAGCTGCCAATATTAATTCTAGTGAAGTAGTTTTATCAGAAAAAGAAGAAAAGTGGTTAAAAAAAAATTATAATAATATTTTATATCAAACTGACGAAATAACTACAAAAAAAGTTTCAAAAGATAAAATGGATACAATAGGAACAAGTACTGATTATTATGATTTTTTTAGTAATTCATCTGGACAAGATAATATTGGTAAAATACTTATCTCATTACTTTCGTTTAAACGATTAGAACAAAAATTAAAAGAAGAATATAAAGGTGGATTACTATTGATTGACGAAATAGACGCAACTCTTTTTGCCGCATCACAAATTAAATTATTTGACCTTCTTTTAAATGAATCTAAAAAATTAAAGTTGCAAATTGTTATGACTACACATTCATTAGAAATATTAGAGAGAACATTTAAAAAAAATCCATCGGAAGTTAAATTGGTATATTTAGATAAGCGTGGGAAAAAAGTAATAATAGCTGACAATGTAGATTCATTTATTAAAGTTAAAGCTGATATTACTGCTAAAATTGATTTATCTCTAACAAAGAAAAAAATAAAAATATATACAGAAGATGGTATGGTCATAAAATTTATGAAAGAAATTTTAAAGACAAATAAAATATCTATTTCAAAAATTGATTTTGTAAATGTAGATTTCAGTTACCAACAATTAGATTATCTTAATAGTAATTTAGAAGAATTTAAAAATTCAATTATAATTTATGATGGTGATGTAAGAAAAAAAGACGCATTAAAAAAAGATAATGCAATGAAAATTTGTTTAGAAGGAGCATTGGAAAAAGAAATTTTAAATTATTTGAATAACAAAGACAATGAAAATTCTATTTGGGCGAAGACAGGAGAAGGGTTAACTAAAGAATTATTCATGCATAAAATTTTTAATGAATTAAATATAAACTTGGAAAAGAATGATTCTTGTAAAAACGCTTTTAAAAAAGGAAAAGAAGGAGAACATTATTTTAAACTCTTTTTAAAGCATTGGCCAAAAGATAATAAAGGTGATATAATAAAATTCGTAAATGTATTTAAAAATATATATGAAAATAAAACTACATCTTTAAATTATTCATTAAAAGAAATTTTAAAAAAATAGGAGGTTAAATATTATGGCATTTGCATCTCCATTGAGGTATCCAGGAGGAAAAACTAAAGTATATGACAATTTAATATCTTTATTTAAAGAAAATGCTATAAAAAAACCTACTTATATTGAACCATATGCTGGAGGAGCAGGATTAGCATTAAAACTTCTTTTAAAAGGTGATGTATCAAAAATTATACTAAATGATTACGATATAGCGGTATATGCTTTTTGGTATTCTATATTAAATTATACAGATGAATTTTGTGAATTAATAAGAAATACACCTATAAATTTAAAAGAATGGGAAAAACAAAAAAAAATACAATCAAACGAAAATATTCAATTATTAACATTGGGATTTTCCACATTTTTTTTAAATAGAACTAATCGATCTGGTATTTTAAAAGGTGGACCTATAGGTGGGAAAGAACAAAATGGTAATTACCTTATTGATTGTAGGTTTAATAAAGAAGGTCTTATAAAAAGAATAAAAAAAATAGCAGAATATAAAAAATTTATTGAAATTCATAATGTAGATGCTATTGTTTTTATAAAAAAAATTATTATCCCTAAAAAAGGAAATACATTTACTTTTTTCGATCCACCATATTATAAAAAAGGTCCTGGATTATATGAAAATCATTATTTACATGATGATCATGAAAAAGTAGCTAAAACTATAGGAAAATTAAAAAATTATAACTGGATAATCACCTATGATAATGTAAATGAAATAAAAGAAATTTATAAAAAATTTCATCTAGAGGAATATGGAATTACATATAGTGCAGCTATAAAAACAAGAGCAAAAGAAGTTGTTATTTTTAGTGATAATTTGAAGAATAAAAAATTTGAAAAAATAAATAATTAGTAAATGCTAAGGGCCAAAAGATAATTTTGGCTCTTTTTTTATTTTATACTTAACAGGAATTTTTATTTATGCTATCCTTTAAATAAGACCAAAGAAAAAAGTTATTTTATTTTAGGGGGCAATTATGAAAAATAATGAAAAAGATAAATTAAAAAAGATAATGAGTGTGGTAGAAAAAAAGATGGAAAATAAACTTTATGGGGAAATAACTATTACTATTGAAAATAAAAACATCTAAAAAGTTATATTGACAAAATATAAAAAATAGAATATACTCGATTTAGAAACATAAAAATTAAATAATGCAAATTATATTAATCTATAATTTGAACGTTTGGGATGAGGAAGCTTTAAGATCTGCTACTTGAAAGAGGGCAACTTAAATATAGTGAAATCTTCTAACTGTGCTATCAGAAATACTGGGGCATAAAAATAGACTATCATTAGTCTGTTTTTATGCTCCTTTTTTTTTATTTAAAAATAAGGGAAATAGTTAATCTAAAGGGAAACTATTTAAATGTTGAGAAGGTGGGAACTCAATTACCCAATAGGGGGAATCATGAACTGGAAAAAAAAGAAAGAAATAAGACTATCTGAAATGGAAATTTTGGAAATAGAAAGAAAAAATAAAGCCAAGATTGGATGGCTTGCTATGAATAAAATAGAAAAAGAACAGCTAAGAAAATTAATAAATTTTAGTTGGGATAAGATGCCAGGCTATGCCAAAGCTAAAATAACTAAAGATGACTACATCAAATTTGAAACTCAGGAGCTATCTATAAAATTTGCTGATAAATTAAAGAAATAATCTGGAGGTTATATTTTTCTATCTTGAACCAAACCAAAAAAATGAGCTGGTCTAAACGTCATAACAGGCAATATCAGCTTCTTGGTTTAGTTGAATGTAGAAATTAATTTGTATATTTTTAAAGATATTACATTAGGTGGACCTCCTAAAACAACTCACCTCTGTAATATCTCTATAAATATACGTGAAGGAGGTGAATCTATGAAAATAGAAAAGTTAAATATTGAGGATATAGTCCACTATGCTAATAATGCTAAGGAGCATCCCCAGGAACAAATAGACAAGATCAAAGCCAGTATAAAAGAGTTTGGATTTAACGATCCTGTAGCAGTAGATGAGAAGAATGTTCTGATTGAAGGGCACGGAAGAGTAATAGCCTTACAGCAATTAGGCTGCGATGTAGTAGATGTAATAAGACTATCCCATCTATCAGAAGTTCAAAAGAAGCAATATATTTTAGCTCATAATAAATTAACCATGGATACCGGGTTTAATATGGAAAAATTAAAATTAGAGTTAGATGCCATAAAGATAATGGATGGTGATCTAGTCATTACAGGGTTTAATCTAGATGAGATAGAAAACATAAACCTAAATTTAGCAGATCATAATCGTGTAATAGATGAAGATGAAGTCCCAGAGATAGATTTTGAAAAGGAACCATATTCAAAATTAAATGATCTATGGATATTAGGTGATCATAAACTATTTTGTGGTGATGCTACAAACAAAGATCAGGTTAAATTACTCATGGGAGAAGAAAAAGGGCAGCTAGTAGTAACAGACCCTCCTTACAATGTAAATTATGAGGGTAAAACTAAAGATAAATTAACCATTAAAAACGACAATGTTTCAAACTCTAATTTTTATGACTTTCTATTAGATTCATATTCAAGAGTGTATGAAAGTTTAGACGATGGAGGCGGGATCTATGTATTTCATGCAGATACTGAAGGTATTAATTTCAGAAAAGCTATGAAAGATGCAGGATTCTATTTTGCTCAGTGCTGTGTATGGGTAAAAAATAGTTTAGTTATGGGGAGGCAGGATTACCATTGGCAACATGAACCAATATTAGTTGGATGGAAGCCCGGTAAAGCCCATAACTGGTACTCAGATAGGAAACAAACTACAGTCTGGAACTTTGATAGACCTAGTAGAAATGATATTCATCCTACTATGAAACCTTTAAATTTATTGGCTTATCCAATTAAGAATAGTTCAAAACCAGGAGATATAGTTATAGATCTATTTGGTGGAAGTGGTTCTACTCTGATGGCATGTGATGAACTAGATAGGATCTGCAGAACTATGGAATTAGATCCTAGATATGCAGATGCAATAGTAAAGAGATATTTAAATAGTGGCAAAGAAGATATTAAATTAATTAGAGAGGGTAAAACTTATGATCTTTTAGAAGTTAGAGAAGAGCTTCTGAAGGAGGAATGAGATGTTAAATAGGGATAAATTAGAGAGGATCGGAATAGATAAACTGGTCCTCTCTGGAATAAAAATAGAAACAGATAAAAAATCACTATTTACTGAAGGTCAAGGATGGGTTGAGGAGAAATTTGAAATCAAAGAAGAACTTTTCAGTATAGAAAAAACTATTAAGCTATATGAAAGTGGAGAAGTAAGAGAAGCTACATATTTGAGATTTAATCCTAATAGACTCCTACATGGTCACAATATATATAATGCAAGGAATTTTGAACTAAAAGAATCAATCAATAGATTAATAAGTTTATTAGATAGTAAAAATATATCTATAGATCTTACTGAAGCTAAGATAAGTGAAATAGAGATAAATATAAACCTAGACTTAACATTTGAAGAATACAAAGAAGTATTTACTCTTTTATTCCTTAAGCTACCTAAACTAAGAAAGATCGGAAATATTAACTTAAATGAATCATATAAAAAACTATTTTCAGATTCTACCCTAGATGGTGGATGGAAGAACCACAAAGTCAGAGTCTATGATAAAAAAAGAGAAGTAGATGATCAAAATCTTTTAGGTTTTGATTTGATCAGATTGGAATGGTGGCTATCAAGTGCAACGTATAAATACTATGCCACTGAAAGATTTGGTATCGATAATACCTTGAAAGCATTACTTGAAAATCATAATGTCTTAGACAATATATTTATTGAGTTATGCCGAGAGAAACTGTTTAAAGAAGCATATAGATACTTAGAGAAAGAACTAGAACCAAACTTAGAACTTAGCTATTTACAATTTAAAAAAACTAATAAATTAGCCAGGGCTACTGGTAGAAAACCTAGAACAAATGTCTATAAACATCTAGAAGATAATTCTTGGATATTTGATTATTCTCATCTAGAAAAGATTATATCGGAACATGATAAACCACATAAAACCAGGGAAACTAAAAGAATAAAAAATAATTATTCTCACTTAAATAACAAAGAAAAATTAAGTTATTTAGTGGGGAAAATTTTTAACCACTAATCCCAGATAGTGGTTAGATTTAAAAAGTACGGATTTCTTCTCTAGCTTATATAAATTAAGTTCTTAAGAAGAAATGGAAGAAAATAATTGTTACATTGTTTCCCTATATAATGAGGCAGAAAATTTAAAGTGATTTATTACATTTTTATGACATAAAATACAAGTTTGGAGGTGAGTGTCATGATGTTAAAAATGGATATAAAAGATTTTACTAAAATGATAGAAAATGCAGAGGAGTTTAAGATTTCATCTTTCGAAACAGATAGATCATTAGAAAGTATAAAGATTTTAGCTAATAGTTATCTATATAAATTTCTGAATCCTAGCTTTGATGTAGTCAGTGATAAAGATCCAATTAAACTTATGAAAGCTATATTGAAGAAAATCAACACAACAGAAGTCATGGGGAAGAGGCTGATAGATCTAATAGAAACTAAACATGGAATAGACCTAGATCATCTGAAGGTTGATTCTTAATGGTTAAATATAAAAAGGTTTCAACTAAAATAAAAAATGATATTAAAAAGGCTTATGAGTATGGAGTCGATCTTGTGGATCTATCTTTCCAGTACATGATTAACTATGGAACTCTTAGAAACATGGCAAGTAAAGAAGAGTGGATAAAAGGAAAGAACAAAGCAATCCTTGAGCAGGCATTTATTGAAGATGATATTACTAAGAGAGTTGAACTAAGAGATGAGGTTATAGGTCATTACAGAAACCTTCATCAATCTAACCTTTCTTATTTGATGGAACTAGAAAGAGAAGGAATAAGACCAAAAGTAAAAGCTCATGAAGAAGCATTGAGGAATAGGATAGCAGCAACTACAGAACTATATAAGCTAGGCAAAGAGATCTTTAGTATTCAAACACCTATGGAGAGAGTTGAGTATGAACTCAAGCTAATCAAACATGAAGTAGGAAAGAAAGCTATCAAAGATGGTGTTGGTGTGATGTTTATGAGTGATAAGGAAGAAGATTAATTTTAGGTACTGTGAGAACTTCTAGAAAAAGCTTTGCGGGGGAGAGGCGCGGAACTTTTACCGTCAGAAAATTTTTATTCGGGACTTCCAAAATTTTTAGGAGGATATATGGGGGAAATAATTTTAATCAATGAAAAACAACTTGCTAAACAGTTTTTAATTACCGAAAGGCAGGTAAGAACTTTATTTAAAAATTTTAAATATGAACCTGGAGTATATCTCTATACGAAATGTGTTAAAGAATATATCAAACAAATAAAAAGTAAAGATGGAGATCATAACCTTGAAGATCAAAAATTAAAAAAAGCAAAAAGAGAAACTCAAGAATTCAATTTAAAAATATTAAAAGATAAATACTATCCCGATGATGTAGTCCGGGGGATGCTATCCGATATGCTTATGAAATTTAAATCTCAGTTACTCAGCACCAGTAGAAAAATAACTATTGAGATAGAGCAGAATGAAAAAGCAAATATAAAAAAAATTGTAGAAAAACATATTTTAAAATCTTTAGAAGAGTTAGAAAAATATAACCCTCCAAGTAATAAGGGTGATAAATAATGACCGAGAGAAAAAAAGTAAAAAAATTATTTAAAGAATGTTTGGAGTTATTAAAACCACCACTGAAATTAAGTATCAGTGAATGGGCAGACGCACATAGAATTTTATCTTCAGAAGGTTCTAAAGAGATTGGAGCCTGGGAAACAAAGAGAACTCCATACATGATAGAGATCTATGAAAGGCTTGAATCTGGTGAAGTAAGAGAAGTGATTCTTATGATGGCTTCACAACTGGCGAAATCAGAGTTTATAAATAATATCTTTGGTAAATATGCACATATGGCTCCTTGCCCAATGCTCTTAGTACAACCGACAGATACCATGGCAATAGCATATTCTAAAGAGCGGATAGCTCCTATGATAAGAGATACCCATGTATTAAAAATTAGAATTAAAGATGCTAATTCAAAGAACTCAGGGAATACAGTTTCCCACAAGATGTTTCCGGGAGGGTACATAGCCTTTATTGGATCTAACTCACCAAGTAAGTTAGCAGCTAGACCAATCAAAATAATTTTCTTTGATGAAGTAGATCGTTATCCGGAGTCTTCAGGTAGGGAAGGAGACGTAATATCCCTTGGAAGAAAAAGATTAACAACCTATGGTGATGAAAGTAAATGTATTATTACTGGAACACCTACTGTAAAGAATAAAAGTGCCATAGAAAAAGAATTTACAAATGGATCACAAGCAGTATGGAAATTACCGTGTCCTCATTGTGGAGAATATCAAGTATTAGATTTTAAAAATCTAAAATGGATTGACGATGATCATGAAACTGTAGAGATGGTTTGTAATGAATGTGGAGTTTTATCCCATGAGAAAGAATGGAAAAGAGGTAATCAATCTAAAGGGAAATGGGTGCATAAGTTTCCAGAGAAAAAGAAGAAGTTAAGTTATCACCTAAGTGCGTTAGCTAGTCCATGGAGAACTTGGGAATCAATTGTTGAAGAATGGATAGAGTGTCAGGGTGATATGGAAAAAATAAAGACATTTAAAAATACTGTACTAGCTGAAACATGGGAAGAACAAAATATTAAAACAATAGATTATATAGCTCTATTCAAAAGAAGAGAGACCTATGAAGCCGAAATACCTGAAGGTGTCTTACTACTAACTGCAGGAGTAGACGTTCAACATAATAGACTTGAATTAGAACTTGTAGGATGGGGAGTAGGTCGTGAAAGTTGGGGGATATCATACCAAGTATTTTATGGAAACCCATCAAAAGAAGAGGTCTGGAATGAACTATATGAATTTTTAAAATCTAATTTCTATTTTAAAGATGGAACTCCTTTAAAGATCTTTGCAACTTGTATAGATACTGGTTACAACACACAAAATGTATATAACTTTGTATCTGATAAAGAAGATGAAAGAATTTATGGAATTAAAGGGCAAGGTGGGATAGTTCCTATAAATAACGGATTTAGAAGAACTAAAAACAATGAAATTAATTTGTATTCAGTAGGAGTTAATGCATTAAAAGACTCAACTATGAGTAAATTGAGAATTAACAAACCTGGACCAGGGTTCTGTCATTTTCCTAAAAGTCCAACTAAAAACTATACTGAAGAATATTTTCTGAGCTTAACTGCTGAGGTACGAGACCCTAAGAGTAATAAGTGGATAAAAATGAGAGATAGAAATGAAGGGTTAGATCTAAGAAATTACAATGAAGCAGCATTAGAAATATATGATTACGATATGAAAATTTTAGCAACTTTATCAAAAGAAGATCTGAGTCTATTATCTAAAGTTGGATATCTAGAAAGGGAGGAGTAATGAGTATTACAGGAATAACCTTGGAGATGTGCCAGGCTAAACTAAATATGTATTTAGAAGCTGAAGAAAAAGTTTTATTAGGACAGGCATATAACATAGATGGAAAAGAAGTCACTAGAGCAGATCTAGGAAGGATTTTAAAAGGAATTGAACTGTGGGAAGAAAGATGTAGAAAATATGCAAACCCCAATGATGTGGGAATGACAATAGAAAATGTAAGACCAGGAAGACATTAGGAGGACTAAATGGAAATATCACTAAAGAAAATCTTTCCTGGATTAGCAGCCAAGAGGGTAATAGCCAAAGCACAGCTTTATGATGCTGAGAAAACTTATGAAAATGTAGTCCAGTATCATAATCACGGTGCAGGAAACCAAAATGCCATGGATTATGATGATGAAATAAATGGTGCTGATGTGGACATTGGAGAATCTAAAGATACTCTTATGGCTAGATCCAGAGATGAATATATGGGAAATGCTATAGCTTCAGGTGCAATTAAAAGAATTAGATCCAATGTTGTGGGGGTTGGTATAAAACTTAAATCATCTATAGACAATAATATTTTAGATATGGATCAAGAAAAAAAAGAAGAATATGAAAAAAGAATAGAGTACCTATGGAGAATTTGGACTGAATCAACTGAATGTGATTGGGGAAGAGAACTAAAGTTTAGCCAATTACAGTCACTAGCCATATTAACTATGTTAATTGATGGGGAATGTTTCGCAGCATTATCATTTAAACTACATCCGGGAGAGCTATTCGGATTAAAAGTAAGACTACTAGATCCTGCTAGTTGTATCAATCCTTCAGATATTGGGAATAAAGATATAAAAAACGGTGTAGAAAAGGATAAAAACGGGATAATAACCGCTTATCACTTTAAAAAGAGTAAAGAAAATTCAGATACAACTAAGATTCAAGTCCATGGAAGTAAAACAGGTAGAAAAAACCTATTAGTTCTTATGGATCGAGAAAGAATAGGACAAAGGAGAGGAATACCCCTAATAGCTCCTGTATTAGAAGTACTGCATCAAATGAGGAAGTTTACCCACGCAGAACTTATGGCAGCTACAATAAATTCATATTTCGCAGCATTTGTAGAAAATGAAAATGAACAATCTAAATCTCAAAGTCCTTTTAAAACTAAAGGGGGAAAAGGTGTCACATTAAAAAGTGGAATTGTTAGTAATTTAGCACCTGGACAAAAGATAAAATTTCCTGATTCAAATAGACCAAATTCAGGGTTTACTAAATTCATGGAAACTATGTGTGTTCATTTAGGTGCAGCTCTAGAACTTCCACAAGAGCTATTATTACTTAAATTTAGTAATAACTATTCGGCTTCCAAAGGTGCATTACTTGAAGCTTGGAAGATGTTGAAAATGAGGAGACAATGGTTTAATAATGACTTTATGCAACCTATCTATGAGGAGTTTTTAGACTATTGTGTAGCCATGGACTATATAGATCTACCTGGGTATGAAGAACCACTAAAGAGAAGGGCATATCATAAGGCTCAATGGTTTGGACAGGCTCAAGGATCATTAGACCCATTAAAAGAAGTTAAAGCAGCAGAGATAAGAGTAAGAAATAATTTTACTACAACTGCTAGAGAAAGTATGGAGATTAACGGAAGTGATGTTGGAGACAATATCGAACAACGAAGTAGAGAAATGAAAAAGATGAAAAAATTTGGATTGATAAAAGAAGAAAAATCTAAAACTAAAGAAGGTGAGAAAAAATGAGTTTATTAAGCGCAGTAATGCAAGGAGAAAAAAAAGCCGAAATAAGAATCTACGGCATTATTGGGGAAGGATGGTCAGCAGATGTAACTTCTGAAGATATAAACAGAGAACTAGATGCCTTAGGAGATGTTACAGAAATAAGCGTTCGAATAAACTCTCCAGGTGGAGGAGTATTTGCAGGATGTGCAATCTATAACAGTTTAAAAAGACATAAAGCTAAAATAATAGTCTACATCGATGGAGTATGCGCTTCTATCGCTACTGTACCTGCCATGGCAGGAGATGTGATTGTTATGAGTAGAGCTGCCATGATGATGGTACATAACCCATATTTTCCTAAAACAAGTGGTGGAGCAAAGGAACTTAGGAAGAAAGCTGATGATCTAGATAAATTTAAAGAAGTCTCAATAGGAGCCTATTTAACCAAGGTAAATATAACAAGAGATCAATTAATAGAAAAAATGGACTATGAAACTTGGATGAATGCAGATGAAGCGAAAGAATATGGATTCATTACCGAGATAGAAAATGATTCTCAAGCCAATATGATGGCTGTAAGCGACAATATGCTTATGTGTGGAAAGAATATACAGTTAGAGATCTCAAAATATAAAAATCTAAATAGTTTTTTAGAAAAAGAACATCTACTAAAAGCTAAACAAGTAACACAAAGTATAAACATAGATCAATTAAATACAGAAGGAGATGAAAAAATGGATTTAAATCAATTAATGCAAAAATACCCAGACCTATACAAACAAATAGTTCAGGTAGGAGTTACAGAGGAAAGATCAAGGATTCAAAACCTTGAAACAATAGAACAAAGAGCAGGAAGATCACTTGAATGTATTCAAAAGGCTAAATTTGAAACTCCAATAGAAGCTACTAGTCAGGAATTAATTAATGATGTTCTCCAGGAGATGGCAACTCAACCTAAAGAAGGCAAAGTTCAACCTAAAGCTGAGAATAAAATGGATATTTTATTAAATAAGATAGATGATGCTAAAGGTGGAGGAGTCCAGGAACAAATCTTAGATGGAATGACTAAACAAGAGTTAGAAGAAAAGCAAGAATTAGAGGAAATCGATGACATAGTAGCATTAGCAAACGAAGTTGAATAAGGAGAGTGATTTTAAATGTCTAAAGAAACAATAACACCTGAAAATCTAAAAGCTGGAGGAGTTGTTCCCTATCTAGTTGAACCTATGGGGTTTGTAGCGGGAACTTATGAAAGAGGGATGCTTTTAGAGTTAGATCCCACAACTTTAAAACTATCAAAGTGTACAGATGAAACCAAATTCTTTGGAGTATTAAGTGAAGATGTAGTAGTAACAGGAGCTGAAACAGCTATGGTTTATGTAAGTGGAATGTTCTATAAAACTGGGGTTATCAAAGAAGAGGCTATAGATATAGAAAAAATAAGAATACATGGTATTTCTAAAAATATCTATATGAGATAAATATATATAATTAAAAGGAGTGATTAATAATGGCAGGTCCATATGATGCAAGAAAGATAACAGCAGCAATTGAAAGGGTAAAGAGACCAGTTAATTTTCTATGGAACATATTAATTGGTAAAGAGGTAGAAGAAGTAGTACAGGAAATAGAAATCCATTCTAAAGACAATGGAAGAGTAAGAGCAGCATTTGTAGGGCCTATGTCTAACGGTATATTGATTGAAAGAGATGGATTTGCAGTAGAAAGATACAAACCACCATTTATTGCTTTACAAATCCCAGCATCTGCTGAATCAGCATATCAGCAACAATTTGGTGAAGGGATCTATGTTACTGGTAAAAAAGATCTGAATAAGATTTTAAAGAAACAAGTAGCAGAAGATTTAAAGACATTAAAAACAATAGCTCATAGGACTAAGATCTGGGCATTGTCTCAATTAGTAATGACTGGAGTCTTTCCCATGGGAGATGGAAAAGAAGGGATCAGATATGGAAACTTCTCATTAAAAGTATTAACTGGAATAGATAAGTTTGATGCGGAAGGTTCAGATATTGTTGGATGGTTAAGTAATCAAAAACTTGAGATCCAAAAGAACACAGGAAATGTAGTTGATACAGTAATAGTTACACCGGATGTAGCTAGATCAATTATCAATAATAAAACTCTTATGGAAAAAATAAAGATTCTTAATGGAACTCTTATTGATCTTAAACCAAAAGAAAAAGAGCCAGGAGTTTCATATATTGGATATATTCCAGAGATAGACACAAAGATCTATTCATATATGGATTGGGTAAAAGAATATGGTAAACCTACTGAGGAGCCTATATTACCAAATGGAACACTTCTATACTTTAAAGCAAAGAGTTTTAGAGTAAATTATGGAAGCTTCCCATTTAGAGAAAAAATCACAGATAAAGCTAAGATTTTTATTGGTAAAGAGGCTGTAAAAACTGTTCCTTCATCTGAAGGTAATACCGATCTATTAGAACTTAAATCTTCACCATTAATCATACCGGAAGACGCTCAAGGATGGATTGCAGCTAAAGTAATATAGGAGGTAACAATGAAAAAATGTAAAGTCAAATTAACAGCCCTTGAATATAAGGGGAAAATATATAAACCAGGGAAAATAATAGAATTAGATGATAAAGATGCAGAAGATCTTGTTAAATCTGATTTTGTAACTGAGATAAAGTCTCATTTCCAGGAAGAAAAAACTCCTGAAGAGTTAGCACAGGAAAAAAGAAGAAAAGAATTAGATGATCATACCATTCCTGAATTAAAAGAGATGGCAGAGGGGATGGAACTTCAATTAGAAGTAACTAAAAAAGCTGAGATCATAGAAGCAATTATAGAAGCTGAAGATGAACTTTAAAGAGATGCTAGATGGAGATTTAGACATATTGTTCGATCCTACTGAAGTAGGAGAAAAGATTACTTTTAAAGGTAATGAAATCATAGCCATAAAGTCTTCAGAAAGCTTCAGAAGAAAGTATAAAGGAAAAGCTGAAGAGATGGGGATCTATACTGGTGGAATTAGTATATCTATCAAGAAAATAGACTTCCCATTAAACCTAGCGCCTAATGACAGAGTAACGATAGATAATGAGTCCTATGAAATTATAGATATAGAAGATCTAGGAAATACTTGCCGTGTAGATGTAGCAATAAATTACAGGTAATCAATTTCGCGAGTCGCGAAATCATTTCGGAACTTACGAAATACAGAAGGTGAAATCTTATGATTGAAATTGATAGTGAACTGCTAGAGAAAGTAAAAAAAGAGTTAGAAGGAATAACAGATGGTATTGAAAGTGTAGTTTCAGGCGCTGCTAATAGGGCAGCCCTTGAAACTAAAAAAGATATAGTCAATCGTATTATAGATGAATTCTATATCGATAAGAAGCCTATTAATGCCAGTATCATGATAAAGAAAGCCAATAAAAATAATTCAGTAGCTCAAATAAAAAACAATAGGAAGAAAGATACATTTACTCTTAAAAGATTTAGAGTAGATATCCCAAGTAATGGTCCTATCAAGGTAGCTCAAAGTAGAAGCGGTGGAATAAAAGAACTAAAGAGAGGTTTTGTTAATGCTCCTAAGAATCAACCTGGAAACCTTCAGGTATTTAGAAGAAAAGGTAAAGAAAGAAAACCAATTAGTTTACAAAGGGGATCATCAACCGGTGGGATGTTAGAAACAAATAATGTAATTGAATATATTGAGGATCTTATTCAAGAAAGATTAGAAAAGAACTTAGGAGCACAAGTAGAAAAATTCTTTGAGAAATAAAATTAGGAGGACAAAAATGATAATTAATGGAAAAAAAGCAAGTGCGGTAATGATTGTAATAGTTATGGCGATATTAATGACATTTAAATCTTGTCATAAAATATCAGCAGGGTATGTAGGGGTTGTATATAGTCCAAATGGAGGAGTACAAGAAAAAGTATTAACTCAAGGATATAACTTTATCAATCCATTTAAAAATGTAACTGAATATACCGTTGGAACTGAACAGGCATATTTATCTGCAGATGAAAGAGAAGGTTCAGAAGATAATGATTCCTTTATAGTTCCTACTTCCGATGGGAAAATGGTCAATGTAGATTTAGAATATTCGTATAGATATGATGAAAATAGAGTAGCTAAAATTTTTACTAGATTTAAAGGTAAAAGTGGTGAAATTATTCAAAATACATATACCAGAGTAAAGATCAAAGCATATGTTTCTGAAGTAACTTCTAAATTTAGTGTCCTTGATATATATGGATCTAAACGGGCAGATTTAAACTTAAAAACTTATCAACATATTAAAGAAAAGTTTGCTAAAGATGGAATAATTATTGAATCTGTGAATTTCTCAAGAATAGGATTAGATAAAGCCACTGCTACTGTTATTCAACAAAGAGTAAATACCCAACAAGAATTAGAAAGGCAGAAAATAGAAAAACAAAAAGCTCAAATTGAAGCTGAAAGAAATGCTATCCAGGAACAAGGTAAAGCTAATGTTAAATTGATCCAAGCTAAAGCCGAAGCAGAAAGAATATTAACTGTAGCAAAAGCCCAAGCTAAAGCTAATGATCTAAAGAAAAAATCTTTATCTACTGAATTGATTAGATATGAACAAACCCTAAGATGGGATGGACAATTACCGAAAGTTACTTCTGGAGGAACTCCAATAATAGATATTAGAGACTAAGGAGGCATTATGTCGGTTAAAAATATAAAGAAAATGACAGGGATCTCAAATACTGTTAAAGATATTTCAAATGTAGTTAAAGAAGTGCCACCAATAAATACCAACAAAAAGGAGTAACCTATGTCAGTTAGAAACCTAGAACAAGAGATAAAAAGAAGGATAACTGAAGCTGTAAAAGGTATCCAGTTAATAGATGATAAAGGTGAGTTTGTCTTACCATTAGTTGAAACAGGCGCGTTACCTAAAGAAGCTGTGAGAGGTAAACCATATATATTAATCCAAACTACTCATATTAAAGATGAAGAATTAAGCGGTATTGCAGATATCAATATCTTATATGGAACTATTGGATTAAGTAGGGAAGATGAAAAACAAGAAGATTTAGTTAAACAAAGTCATGCAACTGGTCATTGGGATGTACTCTCAGTAATAGATAAAATTAGAGAAGATTTTTTCAAAGATACAAATTTTCAGTTTGGGATCTTAAAGAGATCTATGAAACACGATGTGTACGGTGAAATAGAGTTCCCATATTACCTAGGTGAGACTAAATGTACTTTTGAAATAGCAGTAACACAGCCACAAGATGATTATTTGTAAGGAGGAGATATGGCAGTAAAAAAAGAACCTAAAAAGAAGACAATAGAAGAACCAGAAGAGATAAAGAAAAAAATAAGCACATTCTACATAGGACCAGCTGTTCAAAGAGGAGTTTTAGATAAAGGAACAATTTTTAGAGGAGATCTTCCTGAAGAAGTAGAAAAATTAAAAGAAAAATATCCATCTATAATACCTATGTTTGTTTCTGAAGATAAATATGTAGAAGCTTTAAATGAAATAGATCAACCAGGAACAATAACAAATATCCTTTTTAATAAAGCATTAGAGGAGGTAATCAAGTAATGTCAATAAATCATGGAGTAAAAACAAGTGAATCTTCCACCTCGATAGCTAGTGTAATAGCTAGTGGAAATTGTGCAGTAATTATAGGAACCGCTCCAGTAAATAGAGCAATTGATCCTAAGGTAAATACACCTGTTCTTTGTTATTCAGAAAGAGAAGCTATAGAAGCTTTTGGATATTCGGATGACTGGGCAAGTTATACCCTTTGTGAGGCTATAAGCGTATTTTTTAGGCTGTTTAAAGTAGGTCCAGTAGTTCTTATAAATGTTTTAGATCCTGCTACCCACAAGGAAGCTGTGAGTGATGGTGCTATTACATTTACTAAGAAAAAAGAAACTATAGAAGATAAAGGGATTCTATTAACTAGTTTATCTTTAAAACAATCTGATGGTACTGCAATTCCTAAAGAAAAATATACATCAGTGTTTAATGAAGATGGATCTGTAAGCATCATAATTACAGATGAAACATTAGGAGGAACTCTTACAGAAGGGAAAGTAAGTTTTGATAAACTAAAACCTAGTTTAGTAACTGAAACAGATGTTATAGGAGGAATCGATACAACTACTCTAAAGACTGAAGGAATAGCTCTAATAAATCAGGTATTCCCTAAATTTAATAAAGTTCCAAACATAGGATTAGCTCCTGGTTGGACAGATAAGAGCAAGGTAATGACTGCCCTGGTATCTGCTATGAAAAATATTAACGAGGTCTTTACCGGCATAGCATTAGCTGATTTAGATACAACTACCATAGATAAATATAACAAGGTTCCTGCATGGAAAAACGATAACAGTTATATCCATGAGAATCTATATAACTTTTGGCCAATGGGATTAATTGATAAAACTCTTTATCATATTTCTACCTTAGCAGCAGCTTCTATGTATGCAGTAGATACTAAAAATGGAGATATTCCATATGAATCACCTTCCAATAAGCCCTTAAATATTACAGGGATATGTCTGAAGGATAAAACAGAGGTAGATCTCCTATTAACCCAAGCTGATTATCTAAATGATAACGGAATAACCACTTCTATCAACTTTAATAATGGTTGGAGATTATGGGGGAATAGAACCGGATGTTATCCATCCAATAGAGATATTAAAGATAATACAATCTCTTGTAAAAGGATGTTTATCTGGGATAACAATAACTTTACATTAACTTATTGGTTAGATGTAGACAAACCTGCAAACAATAAGCTAATGGATAAGATAGTAGATAGCTATAACGACTACTACAATGGATTAGTAACTACAGGAGCTATCTTGGGCGGAAGAATAGAGTTTAATAAACAAGATAATCCAACTACTAAGTTAATAGATGGAAAATATAACTTTAAAAGATATATGACTCCAGTAGGAGTAGCTGAAAAGATTGAATCAGCTCTAGAATATGATGTGAATTACCTAAAGAAACTATTTGGAGGTGCTAACTAATGAATGGATTTCCAGTATCCTTACAGGGATTTAGTCTTTATTTAAATGCATTAAAAGAAGTAGGAACAGTAGATGTAGAACTACCTAATATCCAGTTTATGACCGATACAGTTACAGGTTCAGGAATAGCAGGAGAAATAGAAGTCCCTATTGCAGGATTAACTAAATCAATGACTATGAAAATTAAAAAAAGATCAGTAAATAAACAATTTACAACACTTATAGCTCCTATTATGCATCAACTAGCATTTAGAGGTAATTTACAAATGGTTGACCCAGGGAGCCCAATAGGAAAAATGAAAAATAGAAAAATTAGAATCATGGCTAAGGTAACTCCTAAGAATAAAAATCTAGGAAAAGCAGAAACAGCTAAAGCTATGGATACTGAAGCAGAGTTTGAAGTAATTAGTATAAGAATATTTATCGATGAGATCCCAACACTTCATATTGATAAATTAAACAATAAATTTGTAGTAGATGGAATTAATTATCTAGATGATGATGATTTTCTATAAGAAGAAAACTAAAGTAAAAAGCCCTCGTAAAGTCAACGAGAGCTTTTTACTGAAGGTATTAGATTAATACCGGATCGAATAACAGTAGTGTTATTACTATAAATATAGTGATAAGTCAAACTAAAGATTTAGGAGGAAACCAATGGAAAAGAAAAATAAAATGCCTGAAGGTGAACAAGGAGAAGCAAAACAAGAAATTAAAAAGAAAACTAAAGTAGAGATAACAAATGAAATTGTAATTGTAACTTTAGGAACGCCTATTAATTTTAATGATGAAAAGATAGAAAAACTAGAATTAGATTTCAATGCACTTACTGGAGTAGATATATGTGATGCCGAAAGTGATGCATTAGGTCGTTTCTATACTCCTTTACCAGATACAAATTATTCAACTGCATATCAAGCAGCTATCGCAGCTAAAGCTTCAAAAATGCCATTTGATGTAATCCTAGAATTAAAATCTAAAGATTTTAAAATGGTAACAGAATGTACCAAGGGTTTCTTGTTAGGATAGATCTTAATTCTAAGGAAAAGATTAAGACCTTAAGAAAATCTATCCTAATGGCAGGAAAACTAACTAAGAGTGGTGCGGATTTTTTCTATAAGATGCGATTAAATGAATTGGTTAATTGGTTGGAGGCGATACCTAGTGAGTAATAGAGATTTCATATTAAAAATTGGAGGAAAGGTTGATCCCTCCTTAACCAAGAGTTTTAATCAAAGTTCAAAAGAAGTAAAAAAACTCAGTAATCACATAAAAAAAGTTAAAGATATAAATTTTGCTAAGGGTTCTGAAGAGGTTAGAAAATTAAGTGATGAGATGAAAAATCTTAAAACTGCTAGTAGAGAAGTCTCAAAATTAGAAGAAAAAAGTAAAAAATTAGAAACTCAATTTACTCAAAGTAGAAAGACCTATTCAGAACAGCAAAGATCTTTGTTTGAATTGACCAAAAAAACTAAAGATCTAAAAAATGTTTTAGAAAGAACATCTAATCCTACTAAAAAAATGGTTAGTGAATTTAAAAAAGCTAAATTAGCTGAAGACAAATTAAGAGATAGTACAGATAAAGAGCGAAAATCTTTAACCGATATGATGCGTAAAATGAAATCAGTTAAACAAGAATCTAATAGATATGGGAAGAGCCAAGAAGAATTATCAAGACAAATAAGCCAGGTCTCAAAGAGACAAAATACACTTGCTAGAAGTAATGAAATGACCAAAAGATATAAGGAACAGATAAAATTATCTAAAGAAATGAAAAAAGCCTTACACCAGGAGAATCAAGAAAGATTTAAAAAATTTAGAGATTCTAATAAAGAAAAAGGTAGGAACTCACTATATAGAGGTGCTGGTCAGGCAGTCGCATTAGGTTTAGGAGTTAAATTTGCAATAGATGATGAATCAGCCTTTGCAGATGTAAAGAAAACTACAGGATTACAAGGAGAAGAAGCCCTTAAGTTTAAAAGAGACATTTTAGGTGCAACTAAGGATCTACCTCTATTTAATAATCAAATCTATGAAATTGCAGCTGCAGCAGGGCAAGCCGGTATTAAAATGAATGAATTAACTAAATTTACTAAAGATACAGCAATGGTATCTGTAGCATTTGACTTGGATACAGGACAGGCAGGAGAAATGTTATCTACTTGGAGACAATCATTTAAGATGACTCAAGGTGAAGTAATAGAGTTAGCTGATAAGATGAACTATTTAGGAGCTAAGATAAAAGCTTCTCCTGAACAGATTGCAAAACTAACAACAAGAATTGGAAGTTTAGGTAAGATTGCTAACTTTTCTGAAGCAGAAACAGCAGCATTAGGTGGAACTTTAATTGCATTAGGAGTTTCTGATACTGGAAGAGCTGCTACAGGATTACAGAAAGTATTTACTACTTTAAGCGCAGGGGCTTCAGCTAGTGGAGATAAACTTAAAGCTTTACAAAAGCTAGGATTAGACCCTTTAAATCTAAGCGTAGAACTACAAGATGATGCTACCGGGACAATGTTTAAAGTATTTCAGAGGATAAAAGAACTAGATAAATCAGAGCAACTAGCAGTAACCAAACAGTTATTTGGAGAAGAGGCACTGACTACAGTTCCATTACTAACAGATAATTTAGAATTTTTAGGAGATAACCTAAAATTAGTTAAAGATAAAGCCGGGTATTCCGGTAGTTCTATGTCAGAACTACAAAATAAGATGGATACAACTTCCAGTTCAATGAAAGTAGCTATTAGATCTAGTAGACAATTAGTTATGTCATTTACTAGTTTAATGTTACCTGCTATCAAAACAACTACAAAAGGTATAACTTCTTTAACTGATGGTATTAATTCCTTTACAGAAAATCATCCAGAAATGTCTAAAGCTGTAGCTTATGGGGTTACAGGATTAGTAGGGTTAAGGTTAGCGTCAGGTGGAGCTAGGTTAGGATTAGAACAAGTATTTAAAATGAAGGATGACTATAAAGCTTTTATGTCTGCAGGTAAAAAAATCAAAGAATGGAAACAATGGGGTCCTGTTATTTCTAATAGTAAAACAAAATTTAAATCATTATTCAATGGTGTTAAAACCCACGGTGGTACTGCTTTTAATTTCTTAACTACTAATAGCAAAAGATCTTTTCAAGCTTTTAAAGTGGGCGCTTCTGTAGCAGGAAGAAAGGGCGCAGATGCTTTTAGACTATTTACTCAAGTCGGTGGAACCACATTTAAAACTTTAGGGAGTGGATTAACTTCTTTAGGTAGATCAGGAATGGCACTTTTATTCTCTCCATGGGGATTAGCTTTTGTAGCATTAGCAGGAGGAGTATATTTAATATACAAGAACTGGGATAAAGTAAAAGAAGGATTAGTTAAAGCTAAAACTAAAACCATTGAACTATGGAATACATTTAAAGAAAGTCCAATAGGTAAGCTCTTTGAGTATTCTCCTTTAGGAATGTGGATTAAAGGGGTTAAAAAACTTTATGGTTATTGGAAAAAAATTAAAGGGGTTAAAGCAAAAGAAATACCTCCTCTTCAGCAAGTTAAAACATTAAATTTAAAAAAAGATAAACATTTAAGAAGAGAAAAACCTAATTCAAAATCTGCATTATCTGGAAATTGGAATGGAGCTGCCTATGCCAAAGGTGGAGTAGTAAGTAATCCTCATCTAGCACTAGTAGGCGATGGGCGAACTCCTGAATCAATTATTCCACATGATGGAAGCAAACAATCGAAAAGCCTTTGGTATAACGCAGGATCTAAATTAGGGATGTTTGCAGGTAAAGGGATTCCCGCACTAGCTTCTAGTGTTAAAGAAAAAGTACTGAAGACAAATATTGAAAATAAGATAGAACTTAAAATAGATCATAACCCTACATTTATAGGAAACATGGATAATATAGGCGAGTTATTAAAAAACTCAAATGAAGATCTTGTTAAATTAATAGAAGAAACACTAGAAAAAATGCTGAACAAAAATACTAAATTAGAGAGGAGGGGTAGTTTTGATTAGAGAAGTGGATATATACAAAACTATCCAAGGAGATCTCTGGGATGGTATTAGCTTTAAAGTCTATGGGGAAGATAAATTCTCTAAAGAATTACTTAGGGCTAACCCTAGATATACAAATATAGCTATCTTCAGTGGTGGGATAGAACTAATATGTCCAGATATTCCTAATACTAAAAACTCAACCCTTCCACCTTGGAGGCAGTCATGATATCTAGGAGAACCTATATAACTGTGACTTATGAAGGTAAAGATATCACGGGGGACATATCTTCATATATCAAGGGGTTCTCATATACAGATAATCTAGATAAAGGTGATAGTGTAACCCTTAGCCTTACAGGAGATAAATGGATAAAGGAATGGGCTATCTTAAAAGGAGACAAACTGAAAATTGAGATAGGAGTAATTAACTGGAGAAATGAAGGCGATAATAGAATCTTGAAATGCGGAACATTTACCATAGATGATCTATCTTTTTCAGGAACACCAGACACCATGAGTATCTCAGGAACTTCTATAGACATAACAAAAGATCTAAAGGGTGTAAAAAAAGATAATACTTGGGAGAATGTATCCCTAAAAGAGATCGCGCAGGAAATATCAAAGACCTATTCAATGGATCTATTCTATGACTGTGTGAAAGAGTTCATCTTTGACAAAGTAGACCAGGTGAAAGAATCAGATTCAGCTTTACTAGCTAGGATATCAAAAGAACAGGGAATGGCTCTAAAGATAACTATGGATAAGATCATCATCTTTGATGAAAAGATGTATGAAGAGAAAGAGACAGTAATTACTTTTAATAAGTCTGATTTAAAGAGATATGACCTTCAATGTGATGACTTAGATGTCTATGATGCCTGTGAACTAACATTCTACGATCCAATACTAGGAGAACTATTAAAAAGTAAATATGAAGCTCCTGCAAGCTCATTTTATAAAGTGAAAACAGGAAAGATTCTCTATCAAAATATAGATACCGGAGTAACCGGAACAACTAAGGAAGAGAAAGAAAAAAAATTAAATGAACGAGCAAAAAAGACACTTAGAAAAATGAATAAAAATGAAACAAAAATGAAAATATCTTATATAGGTGATCCAGAATATTTAGCAGGTATCACAGCTAAAATCTTAGGATTTGGAAGGTATGATGGTGTCTATCTGATTACTTCAGTTACCCATGATATTATCAAGGAATATAACTGCAATTTAAATATGAGAAGGAGGTTGAACTTTTAATGGAGTTTAGGTTTTTAAGGACTGGAAAGGTATCATCTATAAGTTATAAGACAACTACAGCAAGGGTAGAGTTTGATGATGCTCCCGGAATCATATCTAAACCTTTAAAAGTTTTAATGGATCATACAAATACAGAAAAAAATTATTCAATGCCTAGCATCGGAGAAAATGCAGTCTGTATTTTTCTCCCTCATGCACCAAGTGTAGGCTTTATTTTAGGGAGTTATTCCAGTGAAAAGAACCTTCCAAAAGATACTGGTAAAATAAAATATATTATCTTTCCCGATGGAACCAAGATTAAATATAACTTTGAGACACATCTATTAGAAATAGATTGTGTAGGAGATATAGATATAAAGGGAGCTAATAACGTGAATATATCTTCTAAAAACATAGTGATGACTACTGATAACCTAACTATCAATTCAAAAGCTACTTTTATTGCCGGGACTTCATTAGATATAGATGCTGTAACAACTGCTAAAAATATCACTGCTGCTGAAGTAGGAGTTAAAAAATTAACCACTCCTAAAGGAGATATAGATCTCCATAAACATAAAGATGCAGAAAATAGACCAACTACAATCCCGGTATAAAATTCATATTTCGCGAGTAACGAAATCGAGGTGATTACAATGATAGGAAAATTAGGAGATATTCCCTTTGAAGTCTCCTTTGATGGAAAAAATAAAAAAATATTAAATTTTACTGATTTAAAATTAAGTGGTGGAGCTAATTATGGGAAACATACTCGTAAGGGACAAAAACCAGCTCTGGAATTTATAGATCTAAATACCGATAGCCTTACTTTTAAGATGATTCTTAGGAGTGACTTTGGAGTAGATCCACAGGAATTATTAAAGAAATTGAATGGATATAAGAATATTGGTGAGACATTAGACTTTAGTTTAGGGAATAAGCCTGTAGGAAGTGGCCAGTATGTCATCACTTCCTACAATGCAGGATATGAATATATAACCAATGGTGGGAAAGTAAGAAAAATAGATATTTCCCTTACTTTAGAAGAGTATGTAGAAATGATATACAAAAATATAGATGTAGTAATCAAGCCTAAAAAAGAAACAAAGAAAAAAATAGTCCACAAAGACTTTAATCAAGGATCTATTTCTAGATAGAGGTGATATACAAGATGATTTATACATTAGAACCAAAAAATAAAATTGATTTAAAAGCTACTGGGATAGATAGAATTCTACAAAATGGAAGAAATATTCTTTCTGTGATAGTAGGCGAGGTTATTCTTGCTAGAGGAATAGGTATAAATGGAGATATAGTGGATTCACTCATGGAGGTGAGCATAGTTGAATGATTTAAATATCCATAATGAAAGTTCTGAAGAGATCCTTTCAAGGATGGTAAATAGATATGAGAAATTAAGTGGTATTCCCCTAGGATTAGCTGATGAAAGAAGATGGCTCCTACAGACAGTAGCTTATGGTTTGTTTATTAGAAATGAAGCTACCAATGAAGGACTTAAGATGAATCTTTTAAGGTATACAAAAGGAGACTATGCCACTGAGATGGGAGCCTTTACGGATACTGAAAGATTGGGCGCTAAAAAAGCAAGTGTACTTCTAAAGTTTGAAATAGAAGAGGCAAAAGAACATCTTTTAGGAGTTAATCCGGTAAGAGTTACACCAGGGAATAATAGATATTTTCTAACACCATATTTTGAATTTAAGCCAGGAGAAATAGTTAAAGAAATTATTGCTAATTGTACTGAAGAAGGAATAATAGGTAATGGATATCTTCCAGGAGAAATTAACAAGATAGTTGATCCTTTTTCATTTTTTAAGTTAGTAATAAATATGGAAATATCCCAAGGAGGAGCTGCGATAGAATCAGATAGTAGCTTAAAAGAAAGAATCCGAACAGCTCCTAGTAAGTTTTCAACTGCAGGACCAGGAGATGGATATATCTATTGGGCGAAAACTGCTAACCAAGAAATCATAGATGTAAATGTAGAAATGACTACACCAGGAACAGTTAGGATAACTCCTCTAATGACAGGTGGAGTTTTACCTACGGATAGTGTTCTGCAAGATGTAAAAGCTATTTGTAGTGCAGATAAGAGAAGACCTTTAACAGATAATTTAGTAGTTAATAAGCCCGCGCAAATAAACTATGATATAGATTTTACTTACTATATATCAAGTAAAGATCTAGGACTTGTAGACGAGATCCAGGAGAAAGTAAATAAGGCAGTGAGTGAATATATAACATGGCAAAAGAAAGCCCTTAAAAGAGATATAACTCCTACTGAATTAAATTACCTCATAAGAAGTGCAGGAGCTAAAAGAGTAACTATAACTTTACCTGTCTTTAAAAAAATTAATTCTTTTGAAGTCGCAAAGGAAATAAATATTAATTCCAGGTATGGAGGGGTTGAAGATGATTAAAATAGAAGATATTTCTCTTTTAAAACTTCTTCCTAATTTCCTTCAGGAAGATGAAGAGATAAAACTATTAATTCAAGTTATCCAGGAAGAGCTAGATCTGATTAATACCAAGGAAAAGAATCTATTTCTATATGGAGATTTCAAGGTATTAGATGAACCTATTTTAGATGAATTAGCCTATCAGTGGAGAGTTGAGGGATATGAGCAGACTCTATCTAAAGATATTAAAGCCAGTTTAGTAGAAACAGCATATATTGTTAGGAAAACTAAAGGGACAAGGTATGCAGTTGAAAAAACAATGAAAGATATCCATGGTGATTTTGAATTATTAGAGTGGCCAGAATATGGAGGATCTCCATATCACTTTAAAATCATTGGAAGTGTACCACCAACAAGTGAAAAACTAAAAAAACTATATAAATCAATCAATATGACTAAAAATGAGAGAAGTTCCCTTGATGGAATAATAGTTAGTAGTCAATGGGAAGGAGCAAATTACTCCGGTACTCTCTTTCATTCATCACTTTATGAAGTTATTCCATTAGATCCTAATGTAGCTTCAGACTTTGAAAAATATTTAGGAGGAAGAAATGGCTAAATATACAGGAACAATCCTTACCAATAAAGGAAAAGAATTATTAGCTAGAGCTATATTAGGAGAAGTAATAATTTTTACCAAGGTAGAAATAGGTAAAGGGATAGTTTCTCCAGGAACAAATAAAGAAAATTTAACTTCATTAGTCGATAGTTTTAAAATTTTAAGCATTACTAGTACATCTAAATTACCTAATGGGGGATACAGGATAAGGATATCTTTTAATAACAAAGGTTTTATAGATGATACATACTTAAGAGAGGTAGGAGTTTATGCCAGGGGAGAAGATGGAACAGAGATCCTTTATTCTTATTGTGATACAGTGACTCCTAACTTAATCCCAAATGAACCTAGTGGAATAATTGAATCTGTAGAAGACATCATTACCTATATTTCAAGCGCAGGAACTATCAATGCAGTTATAGACCAAAGTAATGTCTATGCGACCATAAAAGACCTTGTAGAAGGTTTGGCAACTAAGGAAAATACATTTAATAAGAATGGAGCTTTTAATAAATCATTTGGGTCTATCTCCGGAACAGTAATGGAAGGAAATAAAAGAGCTACTGATCTAGGAGGAGAAGCTGCGTTCAGTAAAAAGGATGCATTTAATAGAAGTTTTTCTCATGTAATAAGTTCAACTAGTAAGATATTAATAGCTTCAGCATATGCTGTAAAGACAGCTTATGATAAAGGAGCAACAGCCTTAACTAAAGCTACAACAGCTCAAAATACTGCTAATTCAGCTCAAACAAAAGCAAATCAAGCTTATTCTCTTGCTAGTGAAAAAGAACCTAAATTCACTAAAAACTCAGGATTTAATAAAGAAAAAACCGACTCTGTTACTGCTAATAGTTCTGTAATATTAGCTACAGCAAAAGCTGTAAAGACTGCTTATGATAAAGGAACAGAAGGGTTGAATAAAGCTAATGCAGCACTTACTTTAAATCAAGCAAAAGGTTTATTTGTAGGAAAAGAGACTAAGCAATATAACAACTCATCACTAGATAATGATGCTAATGATTCTGAGTATGGTTGGTTCACAATTTTAAAAGGTGTCACAGATGGGGTTTCTCCTTTAACAGTAACTATTCACTCTGGTGCACATTATTCAACTAAATTTATAGTTGGTGGAAATTATTTAGGTCATAATTGTAAAGTTACTGTTTTATTCAATAATTCAAGAGAAGGTAATAACCTATACTCTAATTTAAGAGGTGTTAGAGCATCTAGTGATGGAACAGTTCAAGTGAAAATGTCTCCTACAGAGTTGAAACATTTAGAAAACAGATTAGTAAGAAATGATTCTAAAACCGCAATAACTTCTGAAGTCGACCTTTCTAATGATTTATATGAATGTAAATATGACGTAGGAGATTATTGGATAACAGAATCTACTGCTAATCCTGCAACTAAATGGACTGGAAGCACATGGACTAAGTTGGAAGGTAGAGTATTGTTAGGAACTTCTAGCGGATACGCTCTAGGAAGTCAAGGGGGAACTTCAACACATACATTAACACTTGCAGAGATGGTTAGACATAGACATTTAGTAGATAG